GGGCATAATCACCCCTGAATTTTTGTGTTTGCAGGGTGTGAATGTGGTTGAGAAGAAGACTTCTGGGTCATGTACCTGCCGTTTTGGCCGTTGCTGGGGCGGCAGATTCTCAGCGGTGAGAATTCTTATGGTTGAGAACTAGCGATGGGTCATCGACGGAGGGCAAACAAGGCGGAGCTTGCCCGCACGCTGGGCGTCAGTGCGTCAGCGTTGACCAAATTTCAACACGACCCCAGTTTCCCGGAGTTCGACAAATCCAATGAGGCTGAGGTGTATGCAACGTGTGTCTGGTGGTACCTGCGCAAGGAGGCCCAGCCGGTTCCGTCAGACCCGGACATGCTGGCGGGGACGGAGTCGGACGGGCTGGAGCGATACCGGCTTGCCCGAGCACAGCAGGAGGAAATCAAGCTGGCCGAGCAGCGGGGGCAAATCGTCAAACTGACCGACTTCGAGGAAACCGTGCAGGCGATTTTGGGACCATATCGCAGGTTTGCAGAGCACCTGAAACGAGTTGCCGGAACAGAGCTGTGGGCAATGCTGCAGGAGGCGAATTCGGAGGTACTGCAGGGGCTGGAAAGGCTGGTGAATGATGCACATGCAGACGCCGCAACATCAGATCCCGTGGGATCTGTACGCGAGGCCGTCAGCAGCGGCACTGGCTGACGTTTTCCGCCGGCACGTCATCTTGCGACCGTATCGGACGATGCGGCAATTTGCTGAGCAGGAAATCGTGCTGCCGGACGGACCGTACCAGGGACAGCGGTTCCGGGTCGCGAGGCAGCCGGCACACGGTCTTTTCTTCGACGCTGTGGACGCTGGCCAGTTCTTTCGGTATGCCTGCACAGGCCCGCAGCAGAGCGGGAAGACGCTGGCGTTTGTCGTTATCCCGATCCTGTACCACCTGTTCGAGCGAGTTCAGACAGTGCTGTTTGGGCTGCCAACAATGGACATGGCAGGCGACAAGTGGAAAATGGACATCAGGCCCGCAATTGAGGCCAGCCGATACGCGCAGTTTCTGCCCCGCAAGGGTGCCGGATCTGGTGGCGGAACTCCGAGCCTGATTCAGTTTGGCAACGGGTCAGCCCTGAAGTTCATCACGGCGGGCGGCGACGACGCAAAACGAGCGGGATTCACAGGCCCCATTCTGGTTGTCACTGAGGTGAGTCACCTGGACGAAGTCGGCGGCAAATCGGACGAGGCAACGAAATTGAAGCAGATGGAAGGCCGCGTCAGAGCTTACCGAGCATCCGGGCAGGCCCGCATCTATTTGGAATCGACGGTGACAGTGGAGCAGGGCCGAATCTGGCAGGAGTGGAGTCAAGGCACGGCGGGGGAGGTGGTGTTTCCCTGTTTCTCGTGCGGTGAACATATTGCACCGAGCCGGGAACACCTTATTGGTTGGCATGACGCAACGACCGAGGCGGAGGCCGAAACGCTGGCACGCTGGGCGTGTCCGGCGTGTGGTATTGTGTTTGATGACGCGCAGCGGATCACGCAATTGGCACACGCGAGGCTGAGGCACCGTGGGCAAATCATTCTGCCAGACGGATCAGCGACAGGCCAAATGCCAGCAACGAAGACAATGGGGTTTCGGTATTCCGCATCCACGAACACGTTCGCCACAGCGGGCATTGTGGGAGCCGACGAATGGCGTGGCGTGCGTGAGGTTGACCGCGACAATGCAGAGCGGGAGATTCTGCAATGGACGTTTGCACTGCCAGCACAGCCGAAGGAAAGCGCAATTGAGCCGTTGGACTGGAAAACGGTGATGCACCGCCAGAGCGAATGGCGGCGGGGATTTGTGCCGGATGGATTCGGCAGAATCTCAGCCGGCGTAGACGTTCGAGCGGCACAGCTTGACTGGTTTGTGATTGCCAAACACAAAACGAGCGGTCAGCCGCTTTGCATCGATTACGGTTACGAGCCTATTCAGCGAGAACTGACGGACCTGCAGACCGCGATTCGCCAGGCAATCAGGCTGCTGGTGGAAAAGTTTGAGCACGGCTGGGAAGCCGAGTCAGGCAGCAACAGGCCCGCAGATATCGCCATGATTGACGCCGGATGGGAAACCGACCTGATACGGTCAGCAGTGCAACACAACGACGTGTGGAACACCTGCAAGGGCTTCGGATACAAGCAACACAGCGGGCACGTTTACCACGCCCCAAGAGACCGCAGCAAGATTACACTGAGGATTGGCGAGGGCTGGCATGACGTGGCGTTTGCTGACAGCGGGAAACGACTGAGAGAATACCAGAATAATGCGGATCACTGGAAGCGGCGAGTCCACCAGGCCCTGAGCGTCAGCGCAGACAGCCCTGCAGCCCTGTTACTGCCGCGAACAGACAAGCCGGATGGCCGGATGGAGGTGGCCAAACAGTTGACCGCCGAAAAAGAGGTGCAGCAGTTCGAGGTCGGAAAAGGCACTGTGACCAAATGGGTTCAGACATTCAGTCGAAACCACCTTCTCGACGCCGCATACTTGGCATTTGTGGGGCATTCGGTGTTAGAATTTGAGCAGCAAAAAGCAGCAAAAAACGCTGAAAATCGGCAGCAAAACGGCGTTATTTCCGGCAAAAAGCCTGAAAAGTTTGTGCGGGAGTGGAGACGATGAAACCATTGAAGCAGCCGGGATACGTTCGCCGGGAATACACGCCGTGCCATGCAGCACCGGACGGCGGCAGGTGTCCGCAGTGCGGTCAGTTTGCGTCCGTCTATTCTCAACAGGTGTCGGACGAATTCCGGCGGCAATACAGGGCATGCGCTTGTGGAAATCGATTCACAACCACCGTCAGAAGGCCAGGGGAATCAGAGTAGTTGCGTATCAAATAGCAAACCGCAATTGCCAGTCGGACGCCATGCCGCAAAATGCGGATCATGGCACGATCCGCTGCAGAACGTCTGACGCTGTTTGAGGGCATCCGCGACAAGGTCGAGGGTGCTCTGTTGAGCGGTGCGCCCGTGGTCAGCTACACGGTTGACGGTCAGATGGTGCAGAAGGAGCCGACCAGCACGTGGTTGGCTGAACTGGACGCCAGGATTGCCGACCTGCGACGTCAGGCATCTGGCGGGTTGTCTCGGTCGCGGAATCTCGTGAGGTTCCAAAATGACTGACCTGCGACAGCGAGTGAATGCAGCCGCGAAGCCGACCCGGCTTGACCGCGTTATCGGAGCCGTCAGCCCTGCGTTGGCATCGCGGCGCGTGAAGGCCCGTGTTGACCACGAAATCCGTCTGGCAATCAGCCAGCGAGCCGCAGAGCGGTTCACAGCATGGGAAGCGGCAGACCACGACCGGCTGCGCGGTGAACGCTGGATGGCCAGCAAGTTGACGACCAATGACGCACTGCAGAGCGAGTTGGAAACGCTGATCGACAGGGCAAGCGACCTGTACCGGACAGACGTATTTGCGGCCAGCGCAATCAATGGCCGTGTGGACAACGTCATTGGCGTGGGTATTCGCCCACAGTGCCGAGTGCAGCCGGAACGAGGAATCCTGACGCCGAAGCAGGCCGAAGATTTTCGCGTCATGTCTGAATGGTTGTTTGCGAAATGGGCTGAGGCTGAGGGCTGGCACACGAAGCAGCGAATGCTTGAGCGGTGCAACAGCATCTACGGCGAATCGTGGCTGCACATGGCTGACGACGACGACCCAACAAAGCCGGTCACACTGACAGTGCAGGTGATTCACCCGCAGCGAATTCCGCTGTTTGGTTATGGTCAGCACACGCAGAATCAGCGACGGTTGGGGCTGCGACTGGACGCCAAAGGAAACCCGATTGCGGCATACGTCACGAAAGGATTGCCGAACGATTCGCACGGCTACGACCTGCGGGAAACCGAGGTGAGTTTGGACGACCTGCTGCACTGCTATGAGCAGCAGACGCCGGGGCAATTGCGTGGGGTGCCGTGGCTGGCACCTGCCATGAGCAAGCTGAAGGACCTGAAAGATTTTGTGTATGCAAACCTGATTGCTGAACAGGTGGCAGCGTGTCACGGGGCATTCGTCACGGGCGTGACTGATCCGGTAGCACTGGCAGAATCAGGCCGAAGCAAAAGCAATCTGGAAGACCTTGCGCCGGGCAGCATCCAATACCTGGCGGACGGCGAAGGCATCACGTTCAGCGACCCTGCGAGGCCGGGCACAACTCTTGCCCCGTATGTTGAGTGGTCGTTGCACGGCATTGCAGCTGCGCTGCGGTATCCATACGAGTTGCTGAGCAAGCAGTTCACGAACAATTTCAGCGGCGGGCGGCTGGCTCTGATTGATGGCCGGATCACGTTCAAAGTCTGGCAGTCCTGCCTGATTGAGCAGGTGTTTCGGAAGGTGTGGGCACGGTTCATTGATCGCGCGGTGGTGCAGGGTGTGTTGCCGGTTGATCCGGTGAAGTACGAGCAACATCGCGACCATTTTTTGCAGCACCAGTGGATTCCGCCAGGGTGGCCGTGGGTTGATCCTCAGAAGGAAGTGCAGGCCGACATTCTGGCGATCGAAGCCGGGCTGACGACGCAAACAGAATCACTTGCGAGCCGTGGCCGTGACTTCGACGAAACGCTGCAGCAGATTGAGCGTGAGCAGCGGGCAAAAGCGGACATGCAGGCCCGCATGATGCTTTATCGTCAGGATCTGGATTTGGATGGGGCACCAGAGGCACCAGACGACCCGCAGGACGATGAGCAAGACAGCGAGGCGGACTACAGCAATTCCGTGGGGCTGCTGGCAGTCGCGAAAAAGTACACGGGTATCAGTTTCAAACCGCCGGCAGGTGTGAGGGCTGAGGCACGGCAGGGGCTGGACTGGCGGCGAGAACACGGGCGAGGCGGAACGGCAGTTGGCATTGCCCGAGCCAGAGACCTGAGCAACGGTAAAGAGGTCAGCCCCAGCACCATCAAACGCATGGTCAGTTATTTTGCACGCCACGAGGTTGACAAGCAGGGCGAAGGCTGGTCGCCGGACGAGCCGGGATACCCGAGCAACGGCAGAATTGCGTGGGCATTGTGGGGCGGAGATCCTGGCAAGGCTTGGTCGAACAAAGTCAATAAGCAGATGCAGGCGAGGGACAAACAATGAAAACCATCGACAGCCTGACAGATCCGGCGATGTTTCGGACGACGCGAACAGCCGAGCCAGTTGTGCGAGTTGACCGGAAGGCAAACGTGATTTTCGGGGCGTCATTGATGCAGATTGGCGACCTGAACGACGCTGAGGTCAGGCCGTGGACCGTGGATGCGAAAACGCTGGACCAGGCGTTGAGCCTATCGAGCCGATCGGCAAACGGATTGAAAGCCCGTTTCACGCACCCGAACATGTCAGCCGATGGCATGGGCAGTTATTTGGGCAGATGGAAGAATCTTCGGATCGATGGCAGCACGCTGCGGGGCGACCTGCACATTGCAGACGCGGCGTTCACCAGCCCACAGGGCGACCTTGGCAACTATGTTATGGATTTGGCTGAATCCGATCCTGAGTCGTTTGGTGTAAGTCTGGCAACGAAACTGGATTCTGCGGACCTGCAGCAGTTCACGACGATGAACGACAGCAAACCGAAGTCCGAGCGGTCAATGTGGCCGATGCGATTTGCGGCGATCAAAGCCGGCGACGTGGTGGACGATCCGGCAGCAACGCGGGGCGGCATGTTTTCACTTGATGCAGATTTGCGAGAACTGCCAGCACAGGCTACGGCACTGCTGCAGACGTATTTTGGCGATGCGGATCCATCAGTGGTCCGTGGACGTATCGCTGCGTTTTTGGACCGATACTTTGCCAGCAAAGGGGAGCAGGCCATGCCTGATGCAACCGAGCCAGAGGCACCAGTGGAACAGACAGAGCAGCCGGCGACGGAATCAACACCCGTTGCTGACCTGTCTGCAACTGCCGAGGTGCCGGAGATTGTCACAACGTCAACGGCGGATCTTGCAGCTGTTGAACGCGACCGATGCAAGAAGATTCGTGCCCTGTGCGATCTTGCAGGGTGCGGCGACAAGTTCAATCAGTTTGTTGACGCCGGGTTTTCGGTGGCTGAAACACAATCAGCCTTGAAAGACCTGATAGGCAAACGCGGCAGCGTGTTGGATTCAGCACCGGAACCGCCAGCCGATCCGAACGCGAAGTACAAGGCTGAATTCGCAACACACCGTCACCTTCTGAGCGTTTCAGAAGATCAGTACATCCGCAGCCGTCGTATTGACGACGGGCTGGAAACTCTGCAGAAGTGAAGGAGATTGACCAATGGCAGTTACAGCAAACCAGGTGGTTTCGATGCAGAACGCTGGCGGTATTACGCAGTGCAAAGCTGCAGCCGTCAACCTGTATCAGAACACAATTGCATTCTACGACGCGTCCACGGGATTCATCACGAACGATGACAACGCCGGCGCGAACGCATTTGCTGGGATCGTTTATCAGCAGTGCGACAACAGCGGCGGCAGCGCAGGCGACAAGGTTGCCGAACTGTGGACTGAGGGCGTGTTTCGGTTGACCGGCAGCAGCTTTACCCAGGCGATTGCAGGTGATCTGATTTACGCGACTGACAATTTCACGACCACCGCAACCAGCACGAGTGCATCCCGAATTGGTCGGGC